CGGGATATATATTCTGCTAGACACAATTTAATAAGAGCATAGATATGGCTGGTACTGTAGTAAAAATCAAACAGTCTAGTGTTGCGGGTAAATTACCTTCAGCATCGGACCTTCAACAAGGCGAACTAGCGCTAAACACAGCGGACATAAAACTATACTCAAAGAACGGAGCAGGTGAAATAATAACACTTGCATCAGGAGCGGCAGCTGCTGCCAAGACAACTATAGATATGGGTGACGTGAATAGACTCATTTGGATAGATGCTGGTGATTCAGATGATGTCGCATACGTAACCCAAGGTTCATATGACGGAGGAGATGCATAAGCATGGCTACAATATTTAAGATAAGAAGAGATACCTCGGCTAACTGGTCGAGCAATAACCCTACTCTTGCCGATGGTGAACTGGGATTAGATAAAACAAATACCTACCTGAAAGTTGGTGATGGTTCCACAGCATGGAATTCCTTAGGCCAATTCACTCAAACTCAAGAGAGTGTTGAAGACCACATAGGTGGAATGGTAACAGGTAATACCGAAACCTTCATCACAGTAACATATGAAGATGGCGATGGAACACTAGACTTTGTAGTTCCCGTCCTTGATGAAGATGCTATGGGTTCTAACTCCGCTGCTCATCTAGCTACTCAGCAATCTATTAAAGCTTATGTTGATGCTCAGGTAACTGCCCAAGACTTTGATTTTGACGGTGATGCAGGCGGTGAATTAAGCATTGACCTTGACTCAGAAAAATTAACGTTCACTGGTGGAACAGGTATTACTACAACAGGTGCTAGTAATACAATGACATTTGCTATTGATGCAACTGTTGCTACTCTTACTGGTTCACAAACTCTTACAAACAAATCTTTAACTAGTCCTGCTATAACAGGTAACTTATCAGGTGATGCATTCCTTGATGAGGATAACATGGCTAGTAACTCTGCTACTAAGGCAGCTTCTCAACAATCCATTAAGGCATATGTAGATGCTCAAGTAACAGCATCAGACCTAGACTTCCAAGGTGATAGTGGTGGTGCATTAAGCATTGACCTAGATTCAGAAACTTTAGATATTGCGGGTGGTACAAACATTACTACTGCAGGTTCTGGTAATACTATTACAGTAGCCATTGCACCTCTTGATGAGGATAACATGGCAAGCAATAGTGCTACTCAAGTTGCATCGCAACAATCTATCAAAGCATATGTAGATGCTCAAGTAGATACAGCCGATACACTAGCTGAAATGACTGATGTTACTCTTACAACTCCAGCTGATGGTTCCCTATTACTTTATGATACTGGCAATTCAGTTTGGATTGACAATGTCATGTCAGGTGATGCCACTCTAGCTGATACCGGTGCAGTAACACTTGCTACGGTTAACTCTAATGTAGGTTCATTTGGTGGTGCCACGGCAATACCAGTTCTTACAGTTAATGCTAAAGGATTAGTTACAGCAGCAAGCACTGCAAGCATTACAACTACATTAACGGTTGGAGCTGATTCAGGTTCTAATGATACGGTAGCTCTTGCTTCAGATACATTAGATTTCTCAGGTGGAACAGGTATAGACACTACAGTATCCGACAATGATATCTCAATTGCTATTGACGGTACGGTTACTACTCTTGCTGGTTCACAAACATTAACTAATAAGACACTAACAACTCCTGTTATTGCTTCATTAAAACCAAATGGTTCTACTACATTGACAATGCCTGCGGCAACAGATCAATTAGTAGGTAGAGCAACAACAGATACATTAACAAACAAAACATTAACAGCTGCTACATTAACGAGCCCAGTCCTTAATACAGGTGTAAGTGGTTCAGCGGTTAAAGACGAAGATGATATGACATCTAACTCTGCTACCCACCTAGCAACTCAACAATCTATTAAAGCATATGTTGATACGACTGTTACTGCTCAAGATTTAGATATAGCTGGTGACTCTGGTACAGGAGCTATTGATTTAGATTCTGAAACACTCACAATAGCAGGTACAGCAAACGAAATTGAAACAGCAATGTCAGGTAATACCCTTACGGTTGGGTTACCTACTAACGTAACTATTGCTGGTAACCTAACAGTATCAGGAACTCAAACAACAGTATCCTCAACTACAGTAACGGTTGCAGACCCAATGCTTTCATTGGCTACAAACAATGGTGCTGCAGATGCAGTTGATATAGGTTTATATGGATTATACGATACGAGCGGGTCACAAGATTTATATGGTGGTCTCTTTAGAGATGCATCAGACTCAGGTAAATGGAAACTATATAAGGATTCACAAGCCGAACCAACCACTACAGTTAATGTAGGTGCTACTGGTCATGCGACTGGTACATTGGTTGCTACCCTTGAAGGTAATGTAACAGGAAATGTAGTAGGTAACCTTACAGGTAATGTAACGGGTAATACATCAGGCACGGCGTTATCAGTTACACAAGCCGCGCAAACAGCTATTACTTCTGTAGGTACTCTTACAGCATTACAAGTTGATAACATAAACATTAATGGAAATACTATTTCAACTACTGGCGGTACCGATTTAAATATTGGCCCAGTGGCTGGACAACAAATTGTATTAGACGGTGCAATCGTTGTAGATGCTGGTGTAGTTACCGGTGCTACAAGTATTACATCAACAGCATTTGTCGGTGACTTAACCGGTTCAGTAACAGGAGCATCAAGCTTAAACTTACTGAAGGCTGGTGGTGCAATGACTGGTGCCATTACTACTAACTCCACATTTGATGGAAGGGATGTAGCAACTGATGGAACGAAACTAGATACCATAGAAACAAATGCTGATGTAACCGATGCAACAAATGTTAATGCTGCTGGTGCTCTTATGTTATCAGATACTACAACTGCTGGTTTGGGAATTGTGGTTGATGAAGATAACATGGCATCTGACCTTGCTACTAAAGTACCTACTCAACAATCGGTTAAAGCTTATGTTGATGCCCAAGTAACCGCGCAAGATCTTGATTTCCAAGGCGATTCAGGTGGTGCACTTAGTATTGATTTAGATAGTGAGACATTAGATATTGCTGGTGGTACAGGTATTGATACGAGTGGTTCAAGTAATACTCTTACAGTAGCCATTGACTCTACCGTTGCCACATTAGCAGGTAGTCAGACACTTACAAATAAAACATTAACCTCACCGGTATTAAACACTGGTGTAAGTGGTTCAGCTATTAAAGATGAAGATAATATGTCTTCTAATAGTGCCACTCATCTTGCTACTCAACAAAGTATTAAAGCTTATGTTGATGGACAGACAACAGACGAAACTGCTGAGGGTTCAAATAATTTATACTACACAGAGGAAAGGTTTGATGATAGATTAAATGCAGTAATGATTGCTGGTACAAACCTTACAGCAACATATGATGATGTAGCAAATACATATAGATTAGATGCAGCAACAAGTGAAGGTGCTGGTTATGACCTAAGTAATAACGATACAGATGATGTAGCTGAAGGAACAGGTAATTTATACCACACCAATGCAAGAGTTGATGCAAGGATTGCAGGAGCTATATTAGATGAAGATAACATGGCTAGTAACTCAGCTACATATGTTGCTTCCCAACAATCTGTTAAAGCTTATGTAGACGCTCAAGTCACGGCACAAGATTTAGATTTAACAACAGATTCTGGTACAATAGCTATTGACTTAGATAGTGAAACATTATCTATCTTAGGTGGAACAGGATTAAGTTCAAGTGCTACAGGTAATGCAGCAACGCTTGCTATTGATGCAACAGTTACAACCTTAACTGGTTCACAAACCTTAACTAATAAAACATTAACAAGTCCAGTATTCAATACAGGAGTGAGTGGTAGTGCAATTAAAGATGAAGACAATATGGCATCTGATTCTGCTACTCATCTAGCAACTCAACAATCTATTAAAAAATATGTTGATGACCAAGATACAGATGATGTTGCAGAAGGTTCATCTAATTTATATCACACAACTGCAAGAGCAAGAGCAGCAATCAGTGTTACTGATGCTGGAGGTGATGGGTCATGTGCTTATAACTCAAGCACTGGTGTTATAACTTATACTGGGCCAAGTGCTTCTGAAGTAAGAGCTCATATAAGTGGTGGTACAGGTGTTACAGTTTCAAGTGGTGAGATTGCAATTGGACAAGCAGTAGCAACAAACTCTAATGTTCAGTTTGCTAATATTGTTGCAACAGGTAACTTCACAGTTAATGGTACAACCACTACAGTAGCTTCAACTAACACTACACATACTGATGCATTAATTGAATATGCTACTGGTACTTCAGGTACACCGGCCAATGATGCTGGTATTGTTATTGAACGTGGTTCATCTGATAACGCATTCATTGGATTTGATGAGAGCGCAGATAAATTTACAGTTGGTACAGGTTCATTTACAGGAGCTTCAACTGGTAACTTAACAATTACGAAAGGAACATTGGTTGCAGACATTGAAGGTGACCTAACTGGTTCGGTAACAGGAGCTGCAAGCTTAAACTTACTTAAGACTGGTGGTGCCATGACAGGTGCTATCACAACTAACTCTACCTTTGATGGAAGGGATATTGCAACAGATGGTACCAAGTTAGATACTATTGAAACATCTGCTACAGCAGACCAAACAGCTGCAGAGATAAGAGTACTTGTTGGTTCAGCCAGTGATTCAAATGTATTCACAGATGCTGACCATTCAAAATTAGATGCTATTGAAGCTAGTGCTACTGCAGACCAAACCGCTGCAGAGATTGTTGCATTAGTTGAAGCAGGAACAGATTCAAACACATTTACAGATGCAGACCATAGCAAACTAAATGCTATTGAAGCATCGGCCGATGTCACAGATGCTACGAATGTAGAAGCTGCTGGCGCGGTTATGGAATCAGGTAATACTGCTTCCGCAAAGATACCAGCTGGAACGACAGCACAAAGAGATGGTTCTCCAAGTGTTGGTTACTTCAGATGGAATACAACTGAGGAGCAAGCTGAAATCTATGATGGAAGTGCTTGGAGCTTAGTTGGTGGTGGTAACACTACCGAAGAACCATTATGGGAACACGAAAGTGTGGTGTCATCTAACTATGTAATGACTGATGGCAACAATGCAATTTCAGCGGGACCTATAATAATTAATAGCAGCGCATCCGTTACAGTTGGCACAGGGTCAACTTGGGTAGTTGTATAAATAGATATAAATAAATTTTTTAGGAGACGATAAATGTCAAAGATAAAATTAACAGGTGATTCAGGCGGAACTGGTGTATTTACTATTGCTTCTCCTAATTCATCTACAGATAGAACAATCACTTTACCAGATGACGCTGGTACGATTGTAACAACAGCACAAGCAGATGGGTCAGGTTATTCCTTCGTCATTGACGAAGATAACATGGCATCTAACAGTGCTACCAAAATACCTACACAGCAATCCGTCAAAGCTTATGTAGATGCTCAGATAGCAACAGAAGATACGCTTGCCGAATTAAACGATACAACTATTACTTCAGCAGCTGATGGTTCTTTATTGTTATATGATACAGGAACATCAATGTGGATTGACAATGTTATGAGTGGCGATGCTACTTTAACAGATGGTGGTGTAATATCACTAGCTGCTAACACTGTAGATTCCTCAGAACTAGTCGATGGTTCAGTTGACCTATCTCATATGTCCGCCAACTCTGTAGATAGCGATCAATACGTTGATGGTTCAATAGACACAGCTCATATAGCAGCAGATAATATTACATCAGCATTGATTGCTGATGACCAAATTGATTCTGAACATATTGTAGATGGTTCAATTGACTTAGCTCATATGAGTGTTAACAGTATTGATTCCGATCAATACGTTGATGGCTCTATTGACTTAGCTCATATGTCCGCCAACAGTATTGATTCAGACCAGTATGTTGATGGTTCAATTGATACAGCTCATATTGCTGATGCTCAAGTAACATTAGCAAAGATTGCTAGTCAAGCTGCTAACACAGTTTTAGTAAGAGATGCAAATAGCTCGGGTGTAGTATCTGCTAAAGCACTTGCTACTACTCAAATATTAATTGGTGATGGCACAGGATTTACTGCTGCTGCACTAAGTGGTGATGTAACAATGACTAATGCAGGTGCTGTAAGCCTTGCTGCTAACACGGTTGATTCAGCTGAGTTAGTAGATGGTTCAGTTGACTTATCTCATATGAGTGCTAACTCAGTAGATAGTGACCAATACGTTGATGGTTCAATAGACCTAATTCATATGTCAGTTAACTCTATAGACAGTGACCAGTATGTAGATGGTTCAATTGACTTAGCTCACTTAGCTGCTGATTCAGTTGATGGTACTAAGATTGCTGATGATGCAATTGATTCTGAACACTATGCTGCTGGTTCTATTGATACAGCTCATATTGCTGCGGACCAAATTACCAGTGCTCTTATTGCTGATGACCAAATTGATAGTGAACATATCGCCGCAGGCGCGGTGGACAACGAACACATGGCTGCTAACTCAGTTGATAGTACACAGATTGCAAGTGGTGCTGTTGACTTAGCTCATATGTCGGTTAACTCTGTTGATTCAGACCAGTATGTAGATGGTTCAATTGATACTGCCCATATCGCGGCAGATCAAATCACTGCAGCATTGATTGCAGATGATGTTGTTAATAGTGAACACATCGCGGCAGGTGCAGTAGACCTAGAACATATGTCGGTTAACTCTATTGATAGCGATCAATATGTTGATGGGTCAATTGACCTAGCTCATATGTCTGCTAACTCAGTAGACAGCGACCAGTATGTAGATGGTTCAGTAGATAATGTTCACATGGCCAATTCAACTATTACAGTAAGTGATGGTTCAAACTCGACAGCCACGGCTCTCGGTGGTACAGTTACTTTCGCCGGAACTACCAACGAAGTTGAAGTTGCTGAGTCTTCAGGAACGATAACAGTTGGTCTACCAAACAATGTAACAATTGCTGGTAACCTAACGGTGTCTGGTACTAACACTTCAGTTAGCTCAACCACAATCGAAGTTGCTGACCCATTACTTGAATTAGCTACGAATAACAATGCAGCAGACGCGGTAGACATTGGTCTATATGGTTTGTATGATACATCAGGTTCACAAGACTTATATGGTGGATTATTCAGAGATGCTTCTGATTCAGGTAAGTGGAAACTATTTAAAGATAACCAAGCACAACCTACTACAACAGTTAATGTTGCAGGTACTGGCTATGCAGTTGGTACATTAGTTGCTAACCTTGAAGGTGCTGTTGCAGGAAATGCTACTACAGCAACTACCTTAGCAACTGGTAGAACAATTGGAATGACAGGTGATGTTGTTTGGACATCAGCCTCATTCACTGGTGGAGGCAATGTAACAGGAGTTGCAACCATACAAGCTGATGCAGTTGACTCAGCAGAGATTGCAAGTGGTGCTATTGACTTAGACCATATGAGTGCAAACTCTGTAGATTCAGACCAATACGTTGATGGTTCAATTGACTTAGTTCATATGAGTGCAAACTCGGTTGACTCCGATCAATATGTTGATGGCTCTATTGATACTGCTCACATTGCAGCGGATCAGATTACATCTGCATTGATTGCTGATGACCAGATTGATTCAGAACATATAGCTGCAGGCGCAGTTGATAATGAGCACATGGCTGCTAACTCTGTAGATTCAGCACAGTATGTTGATGGCTCTATTGACTTAGCTCATATGTCAGTTAACTCAATTGACAGTGACCAATATGTTGATGGCTCTATTGATACAGCTCACATTGCTAACTTACAAATCACAACAGGTTTGATTGCAGCTGACGCAGTTACAGGAGCTAAGATTGCAGATGATACAATTGATAGTGAACACTATGTTGCTGGTTCAATTGATAATGAACACTTAGCAGATGATGCAGTTGATTCAGATGAGATTGCGGCAGGAGCTATTGACCTAGCTCATATGTCAGTTAACTCGATTGACTCAGACCAGTATGTAGATGGTTCAATTGACCTGGCTCATATGTCAGCTAACTCAATTGATTCAGACCAATACGTGGATGGTTCAATTGATGGTGCACATATTGCTAATGACGTTATTGATAGTCAACATTATGCTGCAGATTCTATTGATGAAGAGCATATTGCAAATGATGCTGTTGGTTCAGCTGAATTGAAATCATTAGCAACATTATTAATTGTTAACTCAGCAGGTACAACTGTTGCAACATATCATTGCGCAGGAGCTTAAATATAAAATAACATCTATTTATACTTTTCTTTTTAAGATTAGTATAAATAGATTTAACAAAAGGAATAAATAATACTATGGCCGCAAGAACACCCTTAAAAATAGATGGTACTAATGTTAAAGAAATGTCAAGTACCGATTATGATAACATCGTTGCACGAACGGCATACCTATATCTAACTGACCCATCTGTTACATTGTCAGTTGTTGGTAGTAGTGGTTCATTGGATTCTATGAATGATACAAGAACTCAAGCCGGTGCAGCTACGACTCATGCGAGTAGCTTCCGATCTGCAGGAGATACTCCGGATGTAAGTACTGTAACAGTAACCTATGATAAGATTACTGAAGCAACTGCTTCGTTATCGGCACCAGCTGATACGAACAATATAAGATTTCCAGTTTGGAATAACAGTGGAAACATACAAGCTATGACTTTACAAGAAGTGTATGATACATATGTTAGTGATGCAATTGATGCTGTCATTGCAGCTCAACCATATAAGATACATACATCTACTTCAGCTCCATCTGGATATACCAATGTTTCAACAACAGCGGTGTTTACAGATACGCGTGCAGATGCTGGAGCATATAGTGCTGGCGGTATTACTGAAACACAAGACCAACCAACTACTATAACTAATTATTATCTTCATAGAGCTAATGGTTCATCTACAGCATACAGTGCAACACCAATGTATATTAATGGAAGTCAAAACTTGCAGGAATATACATCTGCAGAGTTTGATGCTATTATGAAAGAAGTACTTAGATATACTACAGTGAATGATAGTGGTAATACAATGAGATTTTTCATTGATGGATCAGGTACAAACATGGGTACTGGTATGGTTAACACCAAACTAAACAGTTCGACATATGCACAACGTGAAGTTGGTGGAGATGATTATCGAACACAAGAATTTCCGGCTGGTTCAGCGGCAACTATTTCAACATACTATTTAAAAGCGAGGAAAGTATAATGGCAACGGCAACAGCTACTAAAAAACCATTACCAATGATTAATAAAGACAGTTATGTCACAGCCACCTTCATTGATAATGATAGAAAAAATATTGAAGTTTTGGTAAGGCATCATGAAAATGAAAATGAAATGACACCACTCATAATTGAAGCTTCAGATGAGCAACAAGATTTTAATGATTTAATGGAACTTGTTACTATGGATCAACTCCATGAACAAACATGGGAAAATAAAAAAGCAGAGAGTGATGCTTTCTTATCAATGGCAAGACAGGTTATTGCTGATGAGTTTAATGAAGCAGAGATGATTGGAACTGCTAAAGCAGAAGCTGCAGTGATGGATGAGCAAATGTTTACAAGAACAAAAATCTATCCTACAATTGTTGATACTCTTTTTACAAACATGGAAAATGAAGATCACTTATTTGCTTTAAAGCTAGCATTGTTTGAAGTACAAGAGATTAGAGAATCAACTAACACTAAAGCAAAGACTGCATTAAGGAAAGGTAAAAATAAAATTGAAGTATTAAGACATGCTTTTGATATTTGTGGTGTAAGACAAATGGATACTGATGTACCAGCTATTTCAACTCCTGAAGAAAATGATGCAGCAATACAAACTCTTGATGCTACACCTCAATCAACCAAAGGTGTTTCTAATGCTGTTGTAGATGTAGCACGTCCTACTACAACTGTTAAGAAAAAACCAGGCGTTTCTAAGAAGAAGGCATAAGATATTTAGACCACCAACCGGTCCAGCCTTCTTCCATAAGGTGGTGTAGTTGACCTAATGTAACTATACCCATCGCAGCATGTGGAGATGTTGTATTAATCTTTGGACATACTGGGTCAAATATATTATATTCAATTTCCTTATAATAAAATTCATCACTCCCCTTATTATATTTTCTCATATACATATCTGCATAAGGCCAGAACTTTTCCCATATATGAGATACATCACCAGTCCAAGAAACAATAGATGAGTTAAGAGGTGTGTGTCCAAAGTCTGGCCTCCACCACTTATCATCTAATAGTGTAAATTCTTTTCTCCATAGGTTTGGTAACCTACCATAGATAACCACATCTAAATCAAAATATAAATTCTGTCCATCTCTAAACTTATCATACATTTGGAATTTATTATACCAGTTACCATATAAGTTTTCTTCAATAACTTCAAAGGTATCATACTGTATATCAGAATGAGTGTCTATCATGTACTTTAAGTTATCAACATGCCATTGAGTAAACTTACTACCAAACCTACAACATATTATTCTCTTCATTTCCAATAGTCCTTAACCCACCCACTGTTATGTATAGTATTATCTGGTCCTAACATATGTACTACTTTGATATCAGGATTTACATCATCTAAAATCATGTAATCAGCATCAAACTTTTCACAATACTTTTTAGTAAGTAAAAAATTCTTATAAAAATCATCTTCTCCTCCATGATATTTAGCTATCCATTTTTCTGGTGTCTTAGTTATTTTAGTTTGTTTATTTCTCTTATCCCAAACTACTTTCCAATTAACATAATTTTGTTCTCCATAATATTCATAATGAACAACATCATCTTTATACCATTTCGTTTGCCAATATTCAGGATTTCTAATAAAGTCATCCCATACAAAGTCTAAACTTCCAGATTTAAATTTATAAAACCCACCATTTGTTTCTAATGCTAATCCCTTCTGTATTGACTCATCTGAGTTCCACCATACACCATACGTAACTAATTCATTATCTTCTACAGGGTATCCTATAAGATCGTCAACATCACCTGTAATGACTTGGTCAATATCCATTACTATAATTTCATCACCCTCTTTTTGAAATGCATAGTGTGGTGAGAAGAATTTTAGTTTATGCCAATGTTTTTTAACAGGGCTATTATAATTATATGGTAGTACTATATCTGCTTTAACATTAGGATTATCACTTATGCATATAGATTGAAATGGAATGCTTGAGTTTCTTTTTATACTTCTAAATAGTTTCCCTACATAATCAGGAGAATATTTATTTCCAAAGTATACTGTACATATCTTAAGCATCTAACCTCCTCCATACACAATCAAAATCTTTACAGATTGCATGTACTATTTTTGTTTTAGCTGGAATGAAACGTTGTCTATCAAAGAAGTAATGCCATACATCGTCAAGCCATTGTACATCAATATTATTAACTTGTAACTTATAAGAAAAAATAGTTTCATTATCATACCTAAACATATCAATAATGTTTTGAGGATACATACCGGTTTCAGCATATGCATCGCTTCTTAATGCTGACATTAATTCTATTATATGTTCAAACCCACCAAAGTAATCTAGCTTCTTTATATGTTCTGCGTTTGCTCCAATAATTCCAGTGTTGATTACATCATTAGCAGGATGGTACCCACCATCTACTAACATAGCATGACAATTAAAATATTTTGCTGTTGGACTTCTAATGCTATGGTTAACCCTTAAGTCTGTAACAACATTATCATTGTTATCAAGAACACATATACCCTTTGACAGATCCCATGCATCAAAGAAACTTTCATCAGTTAATGGTATAGCATCAAAATCTAAATATAAAATTTCATCATACACCTTTGCTAATTCATAAAGGATATGTATCTTATAAAAGTTTATTATTTCGTAACCGGTAAATACTGGATAGTCTTTAGAGAATTGGTGTTGCCATTCTATATACTTCTTATCATAACCATACATCTTAAATGATGCACCAATCTTTTTAGCATAATCTTTTTTAGATGAGATGAGTCTATCTTCATGTACTTTAAAAGCGTTAACAGTTTCGTTTGCTTTCTTTATTGTATCATTTTTATTTTTTGATGTAGTGCCAAAATGTTCAGCTGCCGGTATGTCAACATAAATACTATAAACTATTCTTTTCATATCTTTCCTATTAACAGGTATCTAGTACCTCTCTCGTCTTCTAATTCATCCTCTACTAATACCTCTGCTTCAGGAGGTAGTTGTCCTTTAAATTCTTCTATACTATTTACGCAATTGGTATGACCTAGTATATCAAACATATTATTAGAAGTAAAAGCAAAATGAGAATCTTTAGGAACTCTAGTCCACCAAGGATTCTTATATGGTTCTTTGCGTTCTTTATTTATTACTCCCCACTCATTCATTGGAGGCATGTGTTCACATGAAGTATTAATAAAAATAGTAGCAGTAGTATAACTCTCTCTATAAATTCTAAATATATCATCTACTATCCAATTAACTTTATGGTACTCATCAAAGAGTCTATTCTTACCAATTGTAATAACATTATTATCTGAATCAATCGCAGTAATTTTACGAACTTTATCATGCAGTAATGGTATAAGAACACTTCCATACCAACAACCAAATATAACAACTTCAGTTTCTTTTACATTTAAAAGATTTAATTTATCTAATTCATTAACTAATTTTGTTTTAGCTTTAATCTGGTTATCACTAAATGAATCTAAAATATCTTCTTCATAATTTACTTCATGTTTAATTGCAGTGAATACATTATCAAGCAAGCTTCTATCTTGGTCTTCATCTAATAACAACTGGAGAAATAAGAGATTGTCCTCTTGTTCTATTGCAGTTATAACATCAAGTACGTGGTCAACTCCTTTAGCTTTAGGATTTTTTAAGTTTAATATATTTGTTATATGTTGTAACTTATCTCTACTAAGCATTAACTCCACCCATCATGAGTTACTTTCTTAATTAACATCCAATCATTAATTACTAATATATCTATAGCAGTTTCTCTAAACGTTCTAATTGCATGCCACGGTTCTTCTACGATAGGCTCATTAGAATTAAAACTAGTATTGAGTAACATAGGTATATGTGTTAACTTATAAAACTCATTAATGATATCATAATACTTTTTATTTTGTTTTCTATTAATTGTTTGTATCCTTGCTGTTCCATCAACATGAGTAACGCCTGGAATCTTATCAGATATTACCGGCATAATTCTTGACATATATGGAGATGGTTGATTTGTAGCAAAGTATTTTTGATAATGTTCTTCCAATACTGTAGGAGCAAATGGTCTAAAGTCTTCTCTATTTTTAATTGTACTATTAATAATATCTTTTATGTTAGGATTACGTGGGTCTGCTAGTATACTTCTATTACCCAATGCTCTATTGCCACTTTCAGATTTACCTTGGAACCAACCTACTGTTTTACCTTTAGAAATTTGTTTAGCAACTTTTTTCATATTAAGTTTTTCCCAATGTAATTCTTCATAACCCCATTCAAATCTTGCAGGAGGTTTCCAATCATATTCTTTACCAGCATAAGTAGCTACTACATGTTTTTTACCATTCAATACATAGTTAGCATGTTGGTATACACCACAAGCTTGACCTTCATCACCAACTGCAGGTGGAACAAAAACATTCGCCCATTTCTTTGTGAATGCTTCATTCATATATCCATTATAAGATACACCACCAGCAACACAAAGATTCTCTGAGGATTTAAGTGGATAAACATTATCTTTTATTTTATCCATTGTAAATATCTGAAGAGTGTGTGCTAAGTCTTCTTTCCTATATCTCTTTAAATCGATATGTTCAAATTTCTCTTGCTTCTTTTCAGTGATTGGACCAGAACATATTGTTTCAAATATCTCATAGAAATAATCATTCCTTTGACCATAAGCAGATAGTCCCATAAGTTTACCTGCTCCTAATGTACCAAACCCAGTTAAGTTTGACATGTGATTCCATAACCAACCAATAGGTAAGTCATCAGATAGATCAATCATATTATTATTTTTATCAAAGAAGCAACATCTATATCTATTACCAATACCATCAATAGCTAATTTATCTGACTCTTCAAATCCTGAATTAAGAAATGCATATGTAGCATGTGATTGGTGATGGTCTATAAAGTATATCCCATCTTTATAATAATGGTCCCATAACTTTTCAGGTTGCCAATCAAATATTTCGTCATGTCCTTTTAATACCGTTTCAAGTAATTCATCTTTTGACATTCTTACACCACCATAAGTATATGTGAATGCTAAGACACCATCATCAGGTTTCTTAAAATATTCTTTTGTAAATGCATCGTTAAGTTTATAGTCACCAATATTTAATATATCAGATTGATGAGCATAAGCTTCTGCATGGTAAGGCAAGTTATGTTTAAACCTTGTTTGCCTTTCCCTTTGATTGTGCCATACCCCATCGTATGTATTGTGATCGTGTAGGTTTAATGCTACTCCCATTATTTTTTTATTCATTTAGTATGCTCGCATATTTTTTAATATTAAAGTGTCCTTTTGGTTGGACATATTCTGTACAGGTTTTACAATAGTTTTCATATTTAAATAATCTGAAGTTCATCATCTTATCTACATTCTCTTGAGTAATTTCAAATTCTTTAGAGGTGATAGCATTGAATGCAAACTTCTTACTACAATGCACTAGCTTTTGATTCTCAAAATTAATAACAGGTACCATAGGAAATGCTGCACACATTTTCCTATCTATCTCAGCTGCTTGGGAATTCAATTGTATCTCGCCGAAGTTGGGTGCCCTACCATTAAACTCTTTCCATAAAGTATTTTTATGATTTAGTTTTTCCATTGCTTCAGGATATAGATGTTTATACTTCTCAAAGTTAGGTGTCTTAATAACTAAGTTATAATTATTAAATTCATTCTCATCATGAAACTCATATGACTTTGGTCCTAACAAAGATATTTCATGCTCATAAAAATCTAATATGAAATGTTCAACATATATTATATCAGGATCTGTTAATACTTGTGGGTACCTTCTCCTTACTGTTGAGTTAGATAATACTTCACACACATGATTAGGATTACTTTTAATTGCTTTAATAACTTCAGGTAAATTCTTAATTAATCCAGGTTCACCACCAAGTATGTTACATCTTGTTTTATAGTTTCTTAAATAATATAATGTTCTCTCTAAGAACTCCATGTCAACTGTTAGGTTCCTTTGTTCCAATGTATAACTTGTACAATAATGACAATCCTTATTACAAGACATTGACAAAAAGAAGTCTATTGCTAAATAATTATTTTGTACGTTTGTTAAGTTTATCATGAATAAATTTGTTAAATGCTATTATTAATTTTGCTTTAGGTTTATCTTTAAATGGAACATCATTCCATTTAGGATAATCTGGCATAGTATATATTTTTTCTACAATATAAGAATATATATCTTCTGATTCTTCAGCACAATATCTTTCATCAATTATTACATCACCTATTACGAGCTCCATACTCTTAATAAGTGTTTCTAATTTTTTATCATCAATAAATGTCATATTAGCATTATCATCTATTACAACAATTTTATTATTTATTATTTCAATCATACTGACATTAAAATTATATTAATAACTTCTTCTATTTCTTCATCTCTCAAATATGGATTCATTGGTAATGTTAATATTGTATCACATATTTGTTTTGAATTTTTAAATCCATTACTTCTATGTATAAGTGTTTCATACATTGGATGTTCTGGAATAGGTTTAGGATAATGTATTCCTGATTCTTTTATTCTATCTTTTATTTTATCTCTTAACTCTTTAGTCTCAAACCTTATAACATATTTATGGTAAGTATGATTTAATCCAACCTCAGGTTTTTGTATATGAACTGGTAAATCTTTAAATGCTTCATCATATGTTTCAGCAATAACCTGTCTTTGAAAATTCCACTTAACCATCTTCCCTAATCTAAAATTAATAAACTCAGCATTCATACCAAGCATCTTAGAATTATATCCTAATACTTCATGCTCACCATGCTTTCTTAATTTTCTAAATAACACCGCTTGTTCTTTATCGTCTGTAAGTATAGCACCACCTCCAGCAATACCAGCAACTTGTTTATTAGCATTAAAACTAAATGTACTAATATCTCCTATGTTACCTGCTATCCATCCATTGTAATTAGAACCTAACGCT